CACTTGGTCCGAACACTAGCACTAACGGCACGATGACCTTTGTGACGGCAGACTCGGATGGTTCCGCTACGGCGACCGTCGCAACGCTAACCTCCACCGGCCTAAACTCCACGGCCATCGGAGCCACGACGGCATCCACGGGCGCGTTTACGACGTTGTCGGCGACTGGTCAGTTCAATCTTCCGAAGCAAAATCTATCCGCGCTGCAAACTGGCACCGCCAACACTGGCACCATTCAGTTCTATCAATCTTCGGGCGACTCGTTTAAGCGGTTCTTGGACATTACGGCTGGCGATGATGGCGGCGGTGGTGTTGCCTCAAATATTCGTTTTTTAACTGCTTCTGGAAATGGAACGATTACTGAAAGAGTTCGTGTCGACGGCAGCGGCAACGTCGGCATTGGGAATACCTCTCCTACAGCATTGCTTGCATTGTCCACCGGCTCGGGTGCGGGATCGGATGCGACCTCGACAGGCACTCTACAAATTCGGCAGGCATCTACGGGACTGGCGAACGGCGGCGGCTTAGAATTTCACGCATCTACTTTTGGATCGGGCTACGGATTTAAGTGGTCGGCAATTGACAGTAGTGGAGTGCATTTAGTGCTTGGCAGCCGAGAAAATAGCGCGACATGGACCGAACGCCTACGCGTAAACAGCACCGGCCTCGCTGTGACCGGGGCGTTGAGCAGCACGGGAGTTATCTCCAAGGGCACCGGCAATTCGACCAGCGGCAACATTAAGATAAACTACGCGGGCTCCGGTGCCTCGCTTGGCATATCGATTTGCGAAACGACTGATAACTCTGGCACGTTCTTTGTCGCGTTTCAGAAATCTACCGGAGCTGACATCGGTTCCATTTCACGAGTCACCACGACCGACGCCGTTGTTTACAACACGACCTCCGACGGTCGCCTCAAAGAAAACTTCCGCGACTTCACGGATTCGGGTCGATTGATTGATAGTCTCAAGCCTCGCGTCTTTGACTGGAAAAATAGCGACGAGAACGGCAAGAATGTCGTTGGCTTCATTGCCCAAGAAGAGCACGCCGCCGACCCAATCTTCGCCCACATCGGCGCGGTGAGCGTTGGCGACGAAGACCCAGAAACCATTACGAAACAGTGGCAGCGCAGCGACTCGGCACTCATTCCAATTCTGGTTGCCGAACTGAAGTCTGTCCGCGCTCGCCTAGCCGCTTTAGAATCCAAATAACATGACCACCAACGAAGCCCTAGCCAACCTCTACGCAGGCAGCCGTCTGGCCCCATTACCCGCCGATCAGCACGAGTTGCTACGCAAGTGCGCGGAACAGATTGCCGAGGCGTTAAAGCCAAAGGAAACAAAGGTCGAATGAGCGGAACCACCGACACGAACTGGCGCAGCTACGTTGGGCCACAGGACAACGGGCTGACGGTGAACGCGGCTGAGTGGCAGGCTCCGCTCGACCCCGAAAACTACGACGATCTCGTAAAGGGCTCCAACGTGTCGAACCTCTGCGTGTCAGGTCTCACTATTCCAGCCTCGCAGGAGGACAGCATAGACTTCGTGCGCGGCAAAGATTATGTCGTCCAGCATTGCATCGTTCAGGGGTCGATCACCGCCAAAGGCTCGATTGACGGGCTATCGCTCTACGGGTGCTCCATCAGCGGCACGATTGAACTAGGCCAATATGACAACTATTGGACCAAAGGCCGCGCTCCCACGCGCAACGTGTCAATAATTAGCTGCACCTCGCCGGATGGCTCGCCTATTAGGGTGAAGCTTTGGGATGCGGAGATGCCGTTTATTGAAAGCACTAACGTAAAGGTGACGAAGATTCCAAAGTGGGTCTGGTTGCCATACTTCCTGTTCCGTCGTCTTACCAACCCTAAAGCCGCCTAACAATGCTAGACCTCCTCACCAACGCACTAGGCGGCGGCGCACTCGGTGTTCTGCTCAGAATTGGCAATGGGTTTTTTGACAACTACAAAGCCGGTCAAGAGCACAAGCGCGAGCTAGAGAAGGCCAAAGCTATGGCGTCTATTGCGGCTGATAAGGCTCAATGGGAAGCGTTTACTGCCAGCCAGAATGCGGCGATTGCACCGGCAAACACCGCACCTTGGGCGGCGAATGTTCTCACCCTCTTTCGTCCAGCCATCACCCTCCTTCTCCTCATTCTTGTCACCATTATCTTCTTCAATGTTCCAGATTTTGAACAAGCCGACATGGTGGACGAAGTGCAATTCGCGGCCTTCAATTGTGTAGGCTGGTGGTTTGGTGACAGAATGACCCGTAAGCGATGAACTCCTACGAAAAAGACATCATTGTGGCCTCTACCCCAGCAGCAGCCTCATTAGGTCTAAGCCAAATCAATAGTATAATTGGCATTATTGGCGGCTTGGTGGGACTTGCCTACCTCATCTGGAAATGGCATAAGGAATACAAGAAGGAATGAATCCTCGTAAGCTACCCTGTAACAGCCCTAGACGCGACATTAGCGGCGGCAAGAAGTCCGTAGTCCGCGCCTGTGCTAACGGGAAGTCCAAAGTGATACGCTTTGGGGACGCCAATATGTCCATCAAGAAGAGCGTTCCAGCCCGTAAAGCCTCCTATTGCGCCCGTTCTGGTGGCATCAAAGGCACATCTAACAAACTATCGGCAAATTACTGGAGCCGAAAAGCATGGTCGTGCTAATATCTTTTTATGAAAAACGAAAACTACAAGTCACGCAAGCAGATGATTAAGCACGAAAAGAAAGAGAACAAGAAGAAGGACTACGAGGGTTTTGGCAAAGCAGCCTACGGCAAACGTAAGTCCTGTTCCTAATTGTGCTAAGGCACAGTAGGGTATGATAGGCCAATGGCTCGTTATAACACTTTTGGCGAAAAAGACAGTCAGTTTAATGATGAGGTGGACATTGGATTCTCACGAATCAATGCCCGGTTGCGCCCCGATCAATTAAAGTCTGGCGAGCTGGCTGTGTCCATCAATGGACGCATGGACATTGACGGTGCTTGGCAACCCCGAAAAGGGTCTAATGCTTTTGGGCCTCAGCTTGGTAATAGCGGTGAAGCGTTGATTGTTCCGTTCTACGTCTGGACCAACCGCACTATTAGTAGCGCGACTCGCAGCACAACGACGGTTACGATTACAACCTCTGCTGCTCACGGGTTTATTACAGGCACGCAAGTGGGTATTGCTGGGCTTACTGGAACTGTTGACCCCAATGGCAATCGCACAATCACCGTAACAGGTTCAACCACATTTACATTCACCATCACGGGTGCTACGGGTAGCGAAACCTATTCAATTGGTGGAAGCAACTTTGCCGGGGCTCCTCTTCTGAGCAGCAACATTAACAATGCCTACGGCTCTTGCTTGTTCTCCGACCCCTCGGATGACAATGACGAATATTTTATCCTTGCCCTTAATTCTAGGGCTATTGCCGTTAATTGCGCGACAGCAGCTACAACTAACATCGCCTATCCATCCGGCATCACCATAACGGATGACGTTGAGATGATTCAAGCGTTCAACAAGGTGTTTATCTTCAGGGATGGACTTACGGCCCTATCTTGGAATGGTGTTGTTACGGGTAGCCCAGCCTTCGTTAAGGTGGCAAACGGCACCTATGCCAACACAGCGTATTATGATAGCAACAACAATACGGTGATAACGGATGGCGTTGTGACTGTAACCGAAACGGCTCATGGTCTTTCCGTTGGCAGACAGATTTTTGTGGTAGATAATGGCACAACCCCTTTAGTGGAAAACGGAGTTGGTTACACCATTGCGTCTGTTCCTAATGCCAATACGTTCACTTTCTTTGCCCAAGTTGTAGATCACTCAAGTCACAAAGTAACCTATTCTGTGGCTCAATCACAAGGACTTGGATTTGTTCACATGCCCGCGCCCCCGTGGGGAGTCTATCACCAACGTCGCATCATTGCTCCCTACTACTACACCTCTACGGGAACATCTGGTAGTGAAACAATTACTAGCCGCAACGTAAGGGATGAGTTGATATTCTCTGACATTTTTGATTCAGACACCTATGACCAAATCCAGAATCAGTTCAAGGTTACGGCTGGCATTGCTGACTATTTGCAGTATGTCCACCCGTTCACCGACGACAATGCTGTGGTTCTCAATCGTAATAGCATTCATCTTCTCAGCGGACTTTCGGGTAGCCTGACGGACATTACGCTCAAAGAAATTACACGCGAAGCTGGGCTTGTGGCCCGTCGTTCCGTTGTAACCATTGCCAATCAAATCTTCTTCCTTTCAGACAACGGTGTTTACGCAACAGCCTTCGGCGACCTCTATAATCTTCGCGGAGCAGGACTACCATTGTCTGACCCAATTGACCCCATCATTCGCCAAATCAACAAGGAGTATGCCGACAAGTCGGTAGCTATCTATCACAATAATCGCTACTACATTGCCATCCCGTTAAACGCATCCATCTACAACAATGCCATATTGGTTTACAACTTACTCAATCAAGGTTGGGAAAGCATTGATTTGATTGAACAGGAAGGGTGGGACGTAGCCAACTTCATTACCTCTAGTGCTGGTGGCGTTAATAGACTCTTTGCCATTAACCGATTTGGCGGCATCAATGAGGTGGAGTCCCGCGTTGATGACGTAGATAACATCTACACGTTCCCCGGCCTCCCATCCAAATTCTTCCACGTTGAATCGGAAGCGTTAACCCGTGAGTTTACATTCCAAAGCCCAGAACGTAAGAAGTTTAACAGCTTTGAAATCCATACGGAATCTAGTGAAACCAACAACTCTGATGCCCTAATTGAAGGCGTGTCCGAGAATTTGGATGGTGAATTTGAGCTTGGCACCGTATCAGGCATCCTTGGTGAAGTCCTTGCCGTTGGCGAAGACGCATCCCTGCGTGGTAGAATCGGAAACATTCGGGCTTACGGAATGCAACTTAGATATACTCCGACTGCTGGACGACCCAAGTTGCGCTTAGTAAAGCTCACAGCATCACCCACCTTCAGAGCGTTAACACAAGCCTCATAACATGGCAATTCTATCCAAAGGAGCAACGATTGTTGCCGACACGCAAGTTAGTGCAACCAACCTCAATAACTTGGTTGATGCAGCTACGTTTGTATCTGGTGCGGTTGACGGCACTACTACTCAACTTTCAGGTGGAGCCATCATTGTTAAAGACGGTGGCATTACCCCAGCCAAAATAAGCACGGGTGGCCCCAGCTGGACAAGCGGTGGCACGGTGTCCGCCACGGCATTCTCTGGTCCCCTTACGGGAGCTGTAACGGGTAATGTTACAGGCAACTCTTCAACGGCTACGGCTCTTGCGACTGGGCGAACCATCTCAATTACTGGTGATCTTGCCTACACCTCGCCAAGTTTTGATGGCACAGGTAACGTAACGGCGGCAGGAACCTTAGCAACTGTTGCTTCTGCTGGAACAACAGGAGGCTCCACCGCGATTCCAGTAATTACGATTAACGCCAAGGGACTAACAACTTCTATCACCACTGCGGCTGTTGTTGCTCCAGCTGGAACACTAAGCGGTTCGACGTTGGCTTCAGGCGTAACAGTTTCAAGCCTGACAAGCGTTGGCACGCTTTCAGGGCTTACGGTTTCTGCTCCAATTTCTGGCAGTGTAACGGGCAACGCGGCGACAACAACGGCATTGCAGACGGCTCGCACCATTAACGGGGTCAGCTTTAATGGAACGGCAGACATTACCGTTACAGCAGCAGCAGGCACATTAAGTGGCGCAACGCTGGCTTCGGGTGTAACCGCTTCAAGTCTTACGAGTGTGGGCACACTTGGTAGTCTCACTGTCACCAATCCAATTACCGGCTCCGTAACAGGAAGCAGCGGAAGCACCACCGGCAATGCTGCTACGGCTACAAAAATTGCGAGCATTACCAATTCTGACATTGTTCAACTGACGGCAAGCCAGACGTTAACAAACAAGACGTTAACCTCGCCAACCATCACTGGAACGGGTGCTATTGCCGGAAACTTTACAGGCCCACTTACGGGTAATGTCATTGCCAGCATTGCCAACATTACGCTGCTTGATTTGGTTCCTGAATTTGGCTACGCCACAAGTGGAACCATCACCCTCAATCTTGCGGCTGCAAGTAACGCCAAAATTGAACTGAGCGGTAATAGCACGTTTGCGCTTTCCGGCATTGATAGCGGCCAAGTAAACATTGTTGCCCTCAAGAACAATACAGGTGGAAGTATTAACACTACTTGGCCGGCGTGGACATCAGCCGGTGGCACATTCCCTGCCTCCCTAACATCTGGGCAAGCAATGGTTGTTTCCCTCTATTCCTACGGTTCTACCACAGGTAGCGTTTACGCAGTTTCTTCCCTCTAATTTTATGCCTTACAACCCACAGACAGGCGAGTATGAACCAGACATGGGGCAAGTCCCGGTTAACGCTCCTGCGGCTAACCCATTTGGTTTTGACCCCGGCCAAGCTACCCGTGACTATCTTGCAGGCATAGCCAACCCACAGACGCTTACAGCCCTCCTTGGGGCTGAAGCTGCGGCACGTCCTCAGTTGGGTGCTCAGGGACTTAGAGACCTTGGCCAATTTCAGGCTGGCGCACCACAATTTGATGTTCAGGCGTTTCTTGCTGCTCGCCCCGACATCCTCAATAATTTCAACAATGACCCCGGCTATGCTCAGACATATGGAAGTCTTGAGCAATACGCTAAGGCTGCTGCTGACGCCGAAGGGCTTACACCTCAGTTTACAACTACCCAAGGTGGTAGCCTCGATCTTCTAAAACAAGCTGCTGGTGTTACGAGTGGCGTAGAGACGGCGGCAAATACCGCCCTACGAACAGCGGGAGCGGCGGATGTTGCTGCTTTGGCTCCCCAACTTGCAGCTACCTACAATCAGCTAAATCCACAGATTCAGGGAAGTTTGCAGAGGGCCGAAGATTTGAGGCGAGTTCCTGATGCCTATGCTCCAATGCGGACGGCGGCTTTTAACGCTCAACAGTTTGGTGATCTTCAATTCAATCCAGCCCAAGCCTCTTTGCTTGGTAGTGCTCCGCAAGTAGGTCTAGGTGGATACAACGCCGCACAAGTTGGGGCTCAGGGTTACAATCCCGCACAAGCTTCCGCACAGGGCTATAATGCGGCTCTAGCGCAGTCTCAGGGCTACAATGCCCAACAAGCCTCGGCTCAAGGATACAACGCTGCTCTAGCCCAATCCCAAGGCTACAATGCCGCATTAGCTCAATCCCAAGGCTATAACGCTCAACAAGCACAGTCTCAGGGTTACGACGCTGCTTTAGCTCAATCACGCGGCTACGACGCTGCACAGGCCCAATCGCAAGGCTATCAATCTCAAGGTTACACCCCACAAGGCTATCAAGCTGCTCAAGCTGGTGCTGGTATGCAGACGGAGGCCGAGCGTTTAGCTCGTGGCAAACTCGGTGAATCGCTTTACGCTCAAGCCTTACAGGCTGGGCCAAGTGCAGCCGCTCAATTGCTTGGTAGTCGTGCGGCAGAATTTGCCGCTAGCACAGGTCAGCTTTCCCCCGAAGAACTGAGAAACATTCAGCAGGGCACCCGCGAAGCCTATGCTGCGCGTGGCATTGAGATGAGCAATCCAGCCATTGCTGCTGAGGCTGCGGCACGATCTGGAGCAATGCGTCAACGTCAGGCTGAAGACTTGGCTCAAGCTGCTGCTCTCAATCAGGCTTATACCCAAGACCTTTCCGCCAATCGTCAATTTGGCACAGGTCTCTATGGTCAGGAAATTGGATTGCAGCAAGCCAACCAACAGGCCGCGCTTCAGGCTGCTCTTGCCAACCAACAGACAGGTCAAAACTTGTCCTTGGCCAACCTTCAAGCCGCTAACCAAGCTGGTCAATTTACCGCTGGTTTGGGTGCTGAGGCTGCTCAGTTTGGTGCCAATGCAGCCAATCAAGCCGGTCAGTTTGCGGCTACTGCTGCAAATCAGGCTGCGTTACAGAATGCTCAGTTGGCTTCTCAGGCTGGTCAATTTGGAGCCGGGGCATTTAACCAAGCTGCAATCCAGAACGCTCAGAACATCTCTCAAGCTAACCAATTTGGAGCTAGTGCGTTTAATCAGGCTCAGTTGCAAAACGCTTTGCTTGGCTCTCAAGCTGGCCAGTTTGGTGCATCTGCGGCCAATCAAGCTGCTTTACAAAACGCTCAAAACATTTCTCAGGCCAACCAATTCGGGGCATTATCCGCCAACCAAGCAGCTATACAAAATGCTCAGAACATCTCCCAAGCCAATCAGTTTGGAGCTGGCGCACTAAACCAAGCTGCTTTGCAAAATGCGCTACTTGGCTCGCAGGCTGGGCAATTTGGCGCATCTGCCTTTAATCAGGCTCAATTGCAGAACGCCCAGAACATTTCTCAGGCTGCTCAATTTGGTGCTGGGGCTCAAAACCAAGCATCCCTAGCCAACCAAGCGGCTTTTAATCAGGCAGGTCAATTCGGGGCTGGAGCCCAGAATCAAGCCAATCTCTCTAACCAAGCTGCACTCAATCAAGCGGGTATGTTCCGAGCTGAGGCTGGCAATCAAGGCCAGCTTACAAATGCTCAGCTACAAGCTCAGTATGCTATGGCCAATCAGGGTGCGGCCAATCAGTTCTCCCTTGCCAATCAAGCTGCGGGTATGGATGTTAATGCTCAGAACCGTTTGTTTGCCGCCAATCAGCAACAGCAGAACATCTCCAACCTTGGTCTAATTGGACAAGCTGACTCGGCTACTTCTGAAGCTAACAGGGCTTATGCTCTCAACTTGGCTCAAGGCTATCGTGGCGCGGCGTATGACCCAACGGCTATGCTGCTAGGTCAACAGAGCAATGCCGGTCAAACCGCTGCTCAACAGCAAGGGTATGCTCTGGACTTGGCTAAGACGTTCAACACCCCAACAACCTACAATCCAGACACGGGTATTAACTTGGCATTGGCCAATCAGGCTAACATCACGAATAGAGACATTGCCCAGCAGTCTGCTGCTGCTCAGTTGGAAGCCGCTAGGATGGGTGCTTCTGCTACAAAAACTGCTGGTGTTGCTTCTGGTGTTGGTTCATTGTTGGGCGGCGCAGCCGGTGTAGCCTTGGCTACAAAAGGAATTCCGGCTCTCGTCGCCTTTTAATGCAATACCAAAACAAGATTGATTATGCTCATGCCCTCATTGAGCAAACGCTAAAGCGTGCCCAGAATCCGGCAATCATGTGTTCCTTCGGTAAGGACAGCATGGTTGTTCTGGATTTGGTTCTAAGACACATCCGCAATATCCCGGTGATATTTCACCGAGAGGCATTCCAGCCGCATAGGTATCGCTTTGCGAACAGCGTCATAGATGGTTTTAACCTAACTGTTTACGACTATCCGCCACTATCAACCGAAATCCAAGAGCACAACGGAGAGGTTGAAATAGTAAATTACTACCCAATTGGAAAGCAAACTTGCATGGTTCCAACCGGTATTCGTTCCCCACAGGAAGGAGAACAGTTTGTTTGCGGTCTAAAAGACATCTACCTCAAGCCAACAGGTTCATTCAAATACCCTTGGGACTTTGTTTTTCATGGGCACAAGTCCACGGATAGCGACCCGATCTACGGGAGTGTTCCCTTGAATTCAGACATTGCAGTAAACCTTGAAAGCGCAAGTGCGGCCTTTCCTATTAGGATGTTTACGGATGACGATTTATGGCGATACACCGAGGAGAACAATGTCCCTATCCACCACACCAGATATGTGAAGGAGAATGGTAAGTGGAAGGAGCGCGAGGATAAGAGCATGAATCCAGACTATTTCTCGGCTTGCACGGCCTGTATGAGCAAGTCTTCACCCAATTCTGTTCCGTGCCCAAAGATGGGCGGGGCTCTGGTTAGCAATGTTTCAGAGCAACTTCGTTGGGCTGCTAGAATGGACCCAGTTTACATGAGGCAGTAACAACACTATTTTTATGATTGGAAGCTCCGTAAATCCCGCCCTAGGTCGCATTGACTACTCCCCCATCACACAGGGGGCGCAATCTGCTGCACAAAGCATCCAAGCAGGCGGCCAAGCATACGGCCAAATGTTTGCCAATCTTGGCCAACAAATCGGTAGTGGCATCCAGAACTATCAACAGAACAAGCAGAAGCGCGATTTTCTTGAGACGCAGGCAAGAAGCAACATCGGTGAAGCAATTCAGTCGATGAACAACTTCAGGGCCAATCCCTCGGCTTACGGTGGCAAGGCTCCTATTCGTCCAGAAGCACTTGAAGGATTTTCACTTGAAGACATCCCTAAAATTTCCATTGGTAAACTAGAGGGGTTTGTTTCTCAGACGGAAAAACTGCTGCAAAAACCACGGGCAATTGAGAGCTTTATCCAACAGCAAGCCCTGACGGATGCCGCAAATCAACAACGTAATGCAAGGTTAAGTGATGTGTATCAGAAATACACTAAACCCGCCCCACCATCAATGATTGCAAGGCCGGGACTTGAAACAAAGCCAATAGATCAAGTTGCGTTTACCTCTGATTTGCTTAGAGCTGGAGCAAGTCCAGACGAAGTTGCTACCCTGACAAAAGCAATGCCATTTGCTCAACAACAGCAATTGGACACAGCATTGCATCGTAATGTAATTGCTACTGTTGATGCGGAAATCAAATCTGGTATTACTAAGCCCGAGCTTTTTCAGAAACGGTATGCCACGTTGATGGCTAATAACGGAAGAAATGTTATAGAGCGTTTTCCTTCTGCTGGAACATACGTTCGTAGAGATAATCAAGGTGGTGCTGTTCAAGCTGTTAGAAGCACCAACACTGGTCAAATTGGAGTCGTTGATGTAACCGGAAAATTTAATCCGATAGACAGTGAGGATTATATGCCGATGACTACATCTGATGCTAATATCTTTTTAGATGGTCCAGCATTCAAAAAGTTGGGTCAAGATTTAGTTGACCAAGAAAATGCCGTAAAAGAAATCAACCGTTTTGTTGAAGGTGTAGGCAGTCTTCCTAAGGGCATAGATAAACTTGTTAATGCTGCTTCCGCAAAGATTAAGACAATTTTTGATGCTGGTCCGCTTACAGAGCAAGAAAGAGCTGGTGGATTAAGTCAAGCCAGACAACAGGGCTTGCTTGGTGCTCTTAGAACTACTATTCTTGGTCCCGGCGTTCTAACTGAAATTGACGCTCAACGCATTCTTGATCGTATTGGTGGCGATGTAACAAGCGTTTCAACCAACCCAGCTTTGTTAAGAGATATTGTTGCCGAAGTTATTGAAGGCAAAATGAATCAATATCAAGAAAACCTGAATATCTACAATAGCCATGTTGCAGGACGCTATGGTTCTTGGGGGATAAAGCAAAGAAATCGTATTGCTCCGTTTACTGAATACAACCTGAAGACCGTTCCATTGGGTATGGATTTGGATATTTGGAATGCTATGACCCCAGAGGACAGAAAGAAATTCCAAAAAACTAACTAATCATGAAATATACACCAGAACAAGAAAAAGCTATTGCTGATGCTAGGGCTAGACTGCAAGCCCAAGTAACATCAACCCCTGCTGTTTCTGCTGCTCCCGCTGCTCCTGCTGGAAAATCATTAATGTCTAAAGCCCCCGGTATGGCGGCTGACATTGGATTGGAAGCAGGCGGAGCTACCGCTGGGCAAATGATAGGTGCTATTGGTGGTCCAGTTGGGGTGGGAGTTGGTGGTTTTATTGGCGGGGCTGGTGGCAATGCCGCAGCTCAGATGCGACAAATCAAAGCCGGTGATCGTCCCAAGTTTTCTATTCCAGAAATGCTTGGCTCTGGTGCATCTTCAATGATTCCCGGTGGTTCTTTGTTTAAAGCAAGTGCTACAACCATCGCTAAAGAGGTGGCCAAACAAAGCTCCGCTCAACTCGCGGGCATGGCAATTGAGAGTCTCGGTGAACGTGGTGACATCTCAAAGATGACTGCTCCACAGGCCGTGGTGACGTTTCTAGGCACATCTGCTGGTATTGGTGGCGCGGCGTTAACTGATATGGGCAAGAAAGTTCAAAGGCAGCTAATTGACAAAGCCGACAAAGCCGTGAGGGATAAAACCCTTGAAGAAGCTCGCAAGGAGGGATACATCATTCTTCCCTCAAGTTTAGGTAAGTCTGGTGTTGTTACCGATGCTCTTGAGTTTATTGCTGGAAAGTCGGCCACAATGTCAGATATTGTTGAACGCAACGACTTTGTTACTAAATCATTAGCTAAACGAGCCGTTGGTATTCCTTTGACTGAAACTCTCGATGTTGCAGCGTTGGAGAGTGTTCGTAAGCGGGCCGGTGAAGTTTATGCAGAAGCCGCTTCTGTATCTGGCAAGGCTTCTAAGGCTCTTGATAGCTATAAGATCGCAAGGGATGAAGCTCGCATATTTAGCATTGCGTATGAACGTAACGGTCAGGCTGCTGATCTAAAACAATTCAAGAAGTATCAGGCGAAAGCTGATGGCTATTGGTCTGTTATTGACAGCGAAGCAAAAAAAGCTGGCAAGGAAGATTTGATTGATCGACTACAAAAGTCTAAGGTTCTTATTGCCAAAACTCATCTTATTGAGGATGCTTACAACACCGGTGCTGGCACGGTTGCGGCAGACATTATTGCTAAACGACGCTCGTATGGAAAGAACATCCCTCCGGATGAATTAAAAATCATTGCCGATTTTGCGGAAGCATTCCCAAGGGCTTCAGATGAAGCAATTGAAAGGTCTGCATCGGCCATTGTAAGGCCATTGGCTATGGCCGCAGTTCCGGTAGTTGGTTATGGTCTTACCCGCAATCCAGCTACGGTTGCTAGCTTGGCGGCGTCAACACTATTTGCGCCAAGTGCAGCAAGGGGTGTTCTCACATCCAATCTCTATCAGAAGTTAATGGCTACGCCTAAATACAACGTCAATGTCCCGCAAGACCTTGGTGCAATGTTGCTTCAAATAGGTGGTATGGCTACTGGCCGTCAAACTTCCAATCTTCTTCCACCGGGAGAGAAGAATATGTTTCTGAAGAAGAATCCCAATCAACCTGTTCAGCAGCAGTAATAGCTACTCTACCGGCTCCATCGCGTTAATCCCATTCCCGCTGAGGTAGAAGCGGAGGCCGCAATTGGCTCCCCCTACTACCTCACAATGGGCAGTCATTTCTTCGTTCACCCCCATCATCCTAAACTTGTAGTGTTTAGGTAGCTCCAAAAGCCTATCGTCCTCCAATTGAACTAAGACGCTTACCTCTTTAGGTAGGTTCTTAAACCAATAGAGGGGGTCGTTTGGGGACAGGCCGTTGTTCATAGATTTTGTAAGGGAGGCTCAAACTCCCATCCTCAGTAAAGCCCCCACCTCGTCAGGTGGGCAGCACTGAAATGTTATTCTTTAACACCATTACAAAAAGTATTGAGGTCGGCGTTGCGGCCAAGTTCAGCGTGCCATGTTTCGTCTGGCATTACAGCATACTCCATAAGAGTGGCTGGGTTGGGATGGACGAAGGAGTCATCATTCCAAAGGATACGGTTGTTGGGTTGAGCCGCAATTTGGCCTGAGCCGTCTTCCAATAGGAGCAGATGATAGCATTTATGCTCTGGGGGATATTGGGAATAGCCGTTGTCTGTGTGGTCTAGGGTGAACCAATAGGAGGCCGGGACCATGATGCCGTCCCTTGTGCGGTAGGAGCAGCCCATCTCCCGTAGGTATTCGTAGGCTGTTACCGAGAAATCCCATCCATGGCAGTCCCAGCTCTGGAGTTGTGGGAGTTCATGCCTAGGGCCGTTCTCCTCTGGTTCTGTATGCCGCAGTTTGTGTAGGGGTATTCTGGCCCACTGGCTACCCACTTCTGTCATTATGGAGAAGTGGAGGGCGCGGGATGGGAGGGAGGTAACTCCAAAGATGACGCAGCGGTCAAAGCAGGCGGATTCCTCAATGGAACCTCGTAGGATGTTCTGGTCCACCAGTCCATAGAGGTGCTGAGGAACTGAGGCGTTTAGTGTGTGGTGCATTATTTTTTGGCGTAGCGGTAATAGGTGCCGCGTTTTCCGTCAGCGACAACCCCAGCTTTCTTCTCAAGCGCACCTAGGGCAAGCCAAGACTCAATTCGTGAGCGGGCTGTGGTTCTAGGGCATTTGTAGTTGTCCATGAAGTCTTGCATGGACCACCACCCGTCTTTACGGGAAACAGTGTCCTCCGCCATTAGTTTGTCCATCTCACTCCAAGGGTTGGTTTTCATTAGTAGGTTTTTATGTTTGTGGGAGCGCGAAATTTGCCGTTGATGCCGCGCACTTGAAAGATGGAATAGCTTCCGTCGTCTTCTACCCAGCCATACACCCAGCCGTGACTCCAGCGGAGTTTGCCGGTCTTCCTGTTGGCGTAGCCGGGGTTGAGGTCGCACAAACAGCCTATGCAGCGTGCTTCCTGTGGCTTTAAACCGGGGGTTTGATAGGACTCTATGCTGTGGCAGTGGCCGAAAACTACGTTCCCATAGATGCGGGAGTGGGAGGCGCAAGCTGACATTCCCGTATGGAAGCCGTGAACTACGTTCAAATGGCCAATAGAAACAACCCCTAGGCGGCTATCGTAGGGGATTAGGGAGGCTTTGTTCCTCTTTGCCACCATTTGTATGTCCTTAACCATTCTTTGCCCCAAATCGGCTTTAACGGCATCTGTGGACTCAGCCAAGTCCCATGCTCTCACGTCGTGGTTGCCTAGCATTAGGGTGTTTTCCTTGCCTCCCTTGAAGAAGGAGTCGGCAAATTTTGCCCCTACGTCAAAGTCGTCCCTCATGCTTACAGACCGATCTTCTTCTGACGCTCCCTGACGGATGGCTGAGAAATCCCATAGGTCGCCTGCAATGATGCGTATCTCGGGGTTGAAGTCTTTGGTGAAGGCTAGGGCGGCGGCACAGGCTTGAGGGTCTGCATGGTTGCCGTGAATGTCTGCGACTATGACGAATTTCTTCATGTTATTTGAGTTTAGCAGCTTTGCGGACAAGTCTTTCCTCTGAGGTCTTAACCGAATGACAGGCTACACAAAGGGCTTGGTAGCCTTCCTTCTCCACAAACAAGCGTTCAATGAAGCTATCCCAGCTCACCCAGCCTTTAACAGGGTCAACTACGGGGTGGATGTGGTCTATCTTTATGTCCTTATTCCCTACACTCTTTGAGCACAGGGAACAGGTGTATGTGTTTCTGGCAGTCCTAGCGTTTTTCTTGGAAGTAAACTTAGGAGCCCAACGAGACGAAGCCCTACGCAACGCAGAGGTGATGAAGCTCTTCTTGCGAGCCGCAGTCCATTGACCATTGCAATAGGCTTTCTCATTCATAGGTTAAAACAGACCCCGCCGCATGGAAGGGCCGGAAATTTCCAGCACCCTAAGCGTCCATGTGCTGTGTTCAGGCTTTCGCAACCCATTGGGAAGCTATACTCCTGAGACTCGGCTTGCAATAGCACGGGGAAAATCATACGCTTTCTAAGGCGAAAATTAGGGCAATCTCTTTGCTCTGGGCGTCAGTAAATCCAGCCAGCCCGTTGTTCCATTGCCATCTCCAGAGTTCGCCATCTTGCCATAGCTTCAGTCTAAACCCCATAGTGGAGAGCAGGGATGCTTTGGCACTAAGGATGGCATAGGTGCGGGGTGTGTTCATGGTTGGTCTAAAACCTTTCTCCACGTCTCAACGTCGCACGGTTGGCCTGCGTAGCCCCGGCTTATTGCTGTGTTGATTTCTTCCTTTACTTGAGCCTTACTATGCGGGGCAAGTTTGGCCCACTGCTTGATGAGATGGTTAGCTACAATCCCCGGTGCTGTGCTCCTCCTTCCCAATGCGTAGCGAAAAGCAAAGACAAGAATGGTTTCTTCGGTTGATTTCATGGCGTGCCTTTCATGGCCGCGTCGATGGCGTCACGGAATGTTTCTGGGTTGAATGATTCGGTGGCCGGATAATCAAACCATGTGTCGGAAACGGCCAACCAATCCAGCCGCGCTTTATCCCTCTGAAGCTCCGCGTTTTTTAGCCTTAGCTGTTCATACCTCCCAAGCTCTCCATGCCCATTTTTAATGGCCGCGAGTTCGCTTTCAAGGCGTCCAAGTTTTCCCAATAGGTCGGCTTCTCGTTCCCCAGACATACCAAGCAGACGGGCTTGCTCCTCAATTTCGCTAATCAAGTCAATCTCGCGGTCGTCGCGGGACATGAGGAGTAGCTTTTGCCACTTGGCGTTGTCGGCCTCAAGGTCTTGGCAGCGGTGAATCCGCGCCTGCTGTCCCTTGATGAACTCGTGAACGATCTCGGGCGTGCCGCCCCAGAGGTTGAGCACGGACCATTCGGCAATTTCAGCCTCGGCGCGTTCGGCGCGTTCGGCAAACTGTTTAAGTTTGTCGATGTAGGATTCAAGTGACCGTAAGCTAGATTGTGCTATCGTCTCGCGTTCTACTTTCGCTTCGGCAAGCTCGGCCTCAGCTTTCTCGGCGCGGGCTTGCTGTTCGTTGAAGGCAACCCCGACTTGCGGCGAGCAAAGCATCGTGCCACCGTGGGTCAGTATTGCTTTTGAAACGTAGGGCGTCAACCGCTCCACCTCGGCGCGGAGGCTGTCGCGTTCAAGTGCAGCCGCGCACGTCATCTGGTGCGCCTTTAGGTTGTCAGCTCGAAAGAAGATCAGTTCGTCCGTGGCCTTTTGAGCAACTGCCATGTAGTGCGAGGATTCCGCTTTCGCGGCGGCGAGTTCGCAACGCAACCGTCGGCGGTCCGCATCGGCACCAAAGCGCAGGCGTTCGGTTTCGGTGAGTTCGCGTTCGAGCTTTTCGCACTCGTCGCGCATTTGGTTTGCAGCGTTGCCGCTCCAAAATTGATTCAACTCGGATTCAAAGGTTTTCGCCCACGCAGCGTTGGTTCGCGGGGTGGGTTGGTCGGGTGGCTTCATGGTTTTATTTGTTAAAACTAGCTATCACTGTGTTACCTAAGAACATTACTGCTGCGTTTATGTGTTTGCATCGGGTTCGTTGAGGGTTGCCGTATTCCACCACTTTCTTTGTTTTGTCCCATTCCTTCTGACAGCGAGTCATGAAGTCGGCGCAATTACAAGCTCCGTTCGGACAATTCTCGTCTAGGTCAATGGTGTATTTTACGTCCCGGTCGGCGGATTCGCATTCGATTTGCGAGCGTCCAATCAGCTCACACTTCATGGCCGGTGTCTGGAATGTAGTGTTCCAGTTCGTGAATGCGGGCAATGTTGAGGAGAGCGATAGAGCCTTTCTCCAGCCTTACTAGGGCGTTGTAAAGATCGGTGGGGTTCTCCGAATGGATGCAGTCCCCGAGCATGTGGTTGATGAGTTGGTCAATTTTTGGTTTCATAATAGGTAGCCTTGTTCCCTAGCCCAGCTAGGGTGGTTGTGTATGTTAGTGTGGCAGGAACGACAGGTTTGCAGCCATGTCGTTGTTTCGTTGGTCTTAGAGCCTCGGCCTTCCTTGTGGTGGATGTCCGTGGCTGGTTGGTTGCATATGGCGCAGAAGGGCGACTCCTTCAGGAAAATGCGCCTCAGTTTGGTGTATTCCTTGTTCCTTGCCGATTGCTTGGAGCTTACTCGTTTAAGCCCCTTGCTCTTCTTCTTCTTCGGCAAGAAGAAGTTTACGCTACTCGCGGGTCGTAGTTGTTCTGTCGCCGCCATAGTCGTGTAAGGCACAAAAAGTCTTTGTAAGACTCCATGAGTTGCGCCCCGTCATACTTCACTACGTCAACTCGTCCCGGTTCGGTCGTAGAGATGTAGATGTTCATACAGAGAGCGTCCGTGAAGAACAAGTCTTGGTAGTGGGCGATGTAGTAGGCCGCAAGTTGCATGGGGTGAGTTTCGCCGGGGAAGATGGGTTCTTCTGGCTTCGTCCGCTTACTCTTCCAGTCGAGGATGCCTTTGCCGTAGGGCGATTCAAACACTACGTCCGTAGTCCCTGCGTAGCCTTGCGTAGCGTTCACAAGCACCGTCTCCGCCTTGACTACTTTAATGCTCAGGCTTTCCAGCTTGGCAAAGGCTGGTTCTACTAGCTCTGACAGCATACAGCTACGCTCCTCATTCAGAGCTACCTCGTGGTCGAAGTAGTCTTTGCCCTTTAGTTTGCCCTCAATGGCCGCGTGAATGGTGGTGCCTAGGTCGGCTGCTCCCATCCCATCCTGCTTGGACTTCTCCAGCATATTCCTGACATACTCCCCCATCTCCTCGCCGGGGTGTGGGGGCATCTGGAAGCAGGTTTCGGCTACCTTGCTCATCTTCCAGCGTTCCAAGCCGGGGCTTGCCAGCATCTTCGTGTAAGCCGTTACGGAGGGAAGGAGCTTCTGCTCCCTCGCGTCCTTCAGGTTAGTGGGACGGGTGGGGTTCTTGGCCCCTTTCTTTGTGGCCTGCGTGTGGCAGGGCTTACCGTCGAGTGTATACCAGTGTCCAGATTCTGTGCTCATAGTTTGCCCTCCCGTTCTGCGAGCATTGCGTCGGCGATTGCGTAACAATCAACAGCGAGGACGTCTCGGTGTTCGTAAGGGCTTGCTAACCTATGCGCTTGTCCTTTGAGTGCCGCCGCCGCGAAGTAGTCGCGCAGCGTCATGCCTTGGTTAAAAAGATAGCGACCTCCATCTGGGTGGTTGCTTTCTCCCATTAGCGGAAACGCCGGTCCTCCGTCGTTAGTAGTTTTCATGGTTGTTTGTTTTTTTCTAGGTCTTTCGATATTTCTTTACTGAGAGCCGCAAGTTTTTGCAACTGTTCGTGGAGTAGGTCCACCCCCATTTCTTTGCCGTAAAGTCCCGCAAACTCGCAGGCTCCTAAGAGTCTGCCTAAGCTGTGGGTTATCAGATAGTCGGTTTTGTTCATGTTTATTTAATTCGACCGCGTATTTTCGCACGCCCACGGTCGGGCTCGGAGGGTTCTGGTTTACGTCGATACCGGCGACAAATTAGTAAGGCTCTTCTTCGGAGGGTTCGTCGCTGGGTTCTGGGGCGAGGTTGCCAGCTTGGAGCTTCTGAGCTACGCGGATGAGCATGGAGGCGGTTTTCCAAACTAAGTTATCGTCAATATGCACACCGCTCGAAATGTTGATGTCCACGGCTTTGTTAATGGCCATGCCTACCGTTACGCCCTCAATGCGGCTGCTTTGGGTGTATGGTGTGGGCATTCCCGTAACGGTTGGGGCGGGCGCGGATTGGGTCGCCTCGCCTACTGGACTGATGATGGACTTATCGCCCAAAACCACTTGACCCTTCCCCTGATAGTCGTCGCCGCGCTTGATGCCCATTCCGCCAAACTTCACCAGCTTGCCTTCAAGTGGGCTGAGATCGCGGCTAAACGAAGTGGCGGAGACTTCTACGCCATCCCCTGACAGGTTGGCTTTGTAGAAAGTCTTGCCGGTTTTCGTGCTTACGGCCTTACAGCCGCTCACATTTGCTTGGAAGGTGCCGGAAAAGAAAGTTCCCGGTGCCGTGTTCGCTAGTTCTTGGAGTGTCTTATTCATTGTTTTTTAGGTTCTTGAGTTCTTCGCAGATTCTACGAAAAGAGTTCTTCTGTTGCTGGGTGATTAGGCCGAGTTCGGCGCACATTGCTTCGTAGGGGCAACCTTGAAGGTTGCGACGATATTCGTAGAAATCGTCACCGTCAACGATGTGTCCCACTTCAGGGGGATCAACGATCATGAAGTCGCCGTCAATAAAGCAGAAGTCCGTGGGTAACACGGTCTCGCCGATTCCTAGCATTCTTGTGTTGTCTATGTTTATGCTCATTTGTTTATTTGTCGTGGAATATCCACGTTGTATTTTTATCTACCCTGAGCACCGAGAAAGGTCTATTGATTGATTCGTGTCGAACTATTTCTGGCTTTTTTTCTTCAACTTTTGCAACTGGCTTCTCGGTAGCCTTTTCTATGCTAATTTCGTTGCCGAAAAGATCAATTTGTTTCTTCATAAAACCAAGTGTGGGGAGCGAAGTATTTGATGCGGCTGTATGCCAGCGGTCCATCCCTGAGCTTCAGTTGCAATAGCTCGTAATCGTAGGTCGATTGCCCTAGTTCTTGGACGTTTCCAGTGTGGCTCTTGCTTGGCCGGTGGAGTGCAATGACTCTGTGCGCGTCTTCCTCAATGGAGCCAGCGTCACGGAAGTCGCTCCTAGTTGGCGCACGATCTTCCCGTTCGTTGGAGCGGTTGAGTTGAGCCGCCACCATGAGGACGCAGCCAAGGGTTTTGCGTAGCGGTATCATGGCCTTGCTTAGTTGCCCCATGCGTTCGTAGGCAGACCCATCGGTGCCCCTGATTAGCCCGAGGTAGTCAATGATTACAAGCTGGGGCTTCCAAGAGGCCGCGAGTAGGCGGC